GAAGTTTGTACCTGTTGCAAGTTGCACGGTGCAAAGTCCTAATCCCCATAGGAGGAAAAATGAATACAGAAACAATGAAGGCAATCGCAGTTACATATCTGAGAGCGGGAGTGGCATCTGTGCTGGCCCTGTATCTTGCAGGTGTGACAGACCCAAAGGCTCTGCTTATGGCAGGAGTCGCAGCAGTTGCAGGTCCATTGCTAAAGGCAATAGATCCATCTGCTACAGAGTTTGGACGTGGGTCTAAGTAACCCACAAGCGCGAGGCAATGGCCCTCATCCCTACGGGGATGGGGGCCTGTTTTTTGTTGCCTAATTTATGCCTGAGTTACTGTCGCCTGCAAGGTGCGTCTTGAGCCTGTGGCAGTTAGCACAGAGGGTTTGCAGGTTGGTTGGGTCATTGTTAAAGCGGTCACCATCTATGTGGTCTACGTCCAACTGACTTATGTGTACTGGCTTGAAGTCACACTGCTCGCAGTAGTCCTTGCGGTGAACGTGGTAAGGAGAACGCGCCTTCATCTGGTTAATCTTGTAGATGGTATTGCAACGGTACCTACCTGATAATGGCTTAGACTTATCTCGTATCTTTATTCTGGTGGGACCACAAACTGTGCACAATCCTGTGCGTTCTGCTTCGTTAATCTCAGAGAGTCTGTGATTCATCTTTATCTACTGGACAAGGAACAGTTACGATGTTGCCACAGTTAACACAGGTACCATCAAGGAAGTACCAGACTAGTTCGTGATCTTCAAAGGATGCCATAATGGAAAAGACCTGTGATCCACAAGGACAGACGTGTACTGGACCAAGACCTCGTAGGTCAGTACCAAATTTATCTGGTAGTTTAGCCCTAAATTTTGGCAGCCTTGGTAGACGGAACCGCACAGTCAGTACCATACCATCGTGCCCCCTTGGGGCACCCTGTTTAATTCGCCTCACGGCTCATATTGTAACGACTAATAGCGTTGCTTACGCAACGACACGCCGATCACTGGTATGATTCCAGTATGACAACAATCGCAGCGCTTGAGGGTATCGACTATGCAGTACTCGTGGCAGATTCTCAGATCACAGAAGATAATCTTGTAACGCTTGCAACCAGTACACCTAAGATCGTTGAGGTCGGTAAGTTTCTTATCGGTGTCTCAGGTGATACACGACCAGGAGACATACTCTCGTACAACTGGAAGCCACCGTTGTATCGTGGCGAAGACCCAGCACAATTTATGGGAAAGAAAGTTATACCCAGTATCAACCAAGCATTTACAGACAACAACTACGACTACAACAAGGTGGACAAAGATGGCGGTTTTGATTATCTCGTGGCTTTTAACGGCAATGTCTTTAGGATTGCTTGTGATCTCTCTTTTTTCCAAAGTAATGTCGGAGCGTACGCTATTGGTAGTGGTGGGCAGTTTGCTCTTGGTTATATGTATTCAATTGTCAAGCCTGATATGGAGTTAGCCTACGCCAAGAGACACGCCCGTAAAGCCGTAGAGATTGCTTCGGTCCTTGACGCTAACACTGGTAAGCCTTTACAGTTAGTAGTCCAGGAAAGGATGTAACAATGGATTTCAATACATACGATTATGTAGCACCAGAGTTTAAGGATGTTATAGCAACAGGTGAATATGCTGCACACTACTGGTTTGAGCAAGGTTGGAAGGCGTGTAGACTTGCTTTCTTGTTGCACAAACAAGCAGAGGAAGTTGGCAACGTATGACGGAGTTAGAGGAAGACACAATCAAGTGTTCACGGTGTGAAGATTCAATACCAGAACCTGAAGCAATAGAAGTTGGTGCTTGGTGGGTTTGTGGAATGTGTTATGACGACATCTAAGAAGGAATTGAAATGACAGACCCAAAGGAACTATTACTTACTGCACTACGTGCAGGTGATGCGAAGCGTTCACGTTCTACACAGGTACAGATTGGTCCATCAGAGTTAGGTGGCTGTCGCCGTAAGGTGTGGTACCGACTCAACAATCAACCTGTAACTAATGGCGGTGAACTAAAACTCGCTGCGATTATGGGTACTGCTATCCACGCAGAGATTGAACGAGCACTAGCAGATAATCCAGATGTGCTGATTGAAACCGAAGTTGAGTACAACGGAATGAAAGCGCACATTGACTGCTTCGTACCTGGTACTGGAGATGTCATTGACTGGAAGACAAGCAAGGTGAAGAACCTTTCATACTTCCCAACAACACAACAGCGTTGGCAGGTACAGACATACGGTTACCTACTAGCAAAGAACGGTCACGATGTAAAGCGTGTGTCACTAGTTGCGATTGCACGTGATGGTGATGAGCGAGACATCAAGGTACACACAGAAGATTATGATGAGACAGTTGCACTACAAGCATTGAACTGGTTGGAAGCAATCAAGACTGCATCAGAGGCACCAGATCCAGAACGAGATAGTAGTTACTGTAAGTTCTATTGCAAGTTCTACGATGCATCAGGTGAGATGGGATGCGTTGGTATAAAAAAAGAACATACGGCAGTCAGTGATGTAGTCATTGATGATGCTGATATTGACAGGAACGCACTGCTGTACTTACAATTAGCAGCGCAGATTAAAGAGTTAGAAAAGCACCAAGATTCTTTGAAGACTTCTTTCGAAGGACTACTAGGCACAACACCTAGTGGAGTAGAAGTTAGTTGGACAACTGTCAAGGGTCGTGAAAGTATTGACAGTGAAGAGATAGAAAAACTGCTTGGGTTTGTACCTAAGAAGTTTGGTAGTGAATCACAAAGGTTACAAATCAAACAAACTGGAGGAAAGTAAATGGCAACAGAAGGTACAAAGTTCCAAATCAATTACAAGTTAAATGATGGAACACTAATCAATCTCTATGCAAAAGATGTCAAGGATTTAGAGACAGGTCTTAACGATCTAGGTATGGTTGCAACTTTGATTAAGGCAACAGGTAATGACTTGCACGGTGGAGCACCAGCACCGACAGTTGCATCAGTTGCTGAAGCCTTCGGTGGTACACCAGTTGCAGCACCTGCAACAACAGGTGGAGCGCAAGAGGTTCGAGACAAGTATGGAAACCTTTGGGTTTACAATTTGCCAGAAGCACCCGAGTGTGCTCGCGGTAAGATGGTTCTCAAGCACGGTACAGCGCAAGCAACAGGAAAACCTTACAAGGGTTGGTTCGACCCTGCTGCAGGTCCTAACTGGGCTGGACCAAAGGTTCCTAAAGAACAACAATTTCATACTATTTGGGCTTAAACGTTGCGGCGACCCGATGAATTTGAGTCGCCTAGTTGTGCACAAATAGGTGGAGACTTCTGGTTCCCTGACAAAGATGGAACAGTAAGTTTTAGTGAAAGTCAGTATGCGAAATCAATCTGCAAACGTTGTACTCATAAGATCGAATGCGCTGAGTGGGGAATCTACAAGGAGCAGTACGGTATATGGGGTGGGCTTGCACCACGTGAACGTCTTGCAGTAAGGAGACAACGCAGAATAAATCTTGGAGGGGATGAGGAAGTTGCTTGATCTAAAGAGGGCACTAGGTACCAGCACTATCAAGGCTGTGCCATTGCCTGATGTATGGACAGGGCTATCTGCTCAGTCCATTAAGTTTAGACGAGGGCAAGTATGTATGGTTGCTGCTGCACCTAATGCTGGTAAGAGTATGTTTGCACTTATCTATGCAATCAAGGCAAAGGTACCTACACTTTTCTTTTCCGCAGATACTGATACTGCTACGGTCTTGATGCGATCTGCAGCGCAGATCTCAGGGCACTCACAGTTAACAGTTGAAACCAATATGGATTATAAACCTGACTACTACGCTGACCATCTATCTAAGATGTCGCACATACAATGGGTGTTTGATTCAAGTCCATCATTAGATGACATTGAATTAGAAATCAAAGCCTACGTTGAACTCTATGGCATAGCACCTGAGTTAATTATCATTGATAACTTAATGAATGTTGCTGCCGAAACAGACAATGAATGGGCAGGGCTACGTGCAATTATGATGGAGTTGCACGATATGGCACGCAAGACAGAGGCTTGTGTCTTAGTACTCCATCACGTATCAGAGCAGAGTGAGTATGGATCCCCAATGATGCCACCACCACGACGTGCTATCCACGGTAAGGTCAGTCAGTTACCTGCACTGATACTTACATTAGGCTATGACCCAGGACAAGGGATGTTGCGGGTTGCTGCAGTGAAGAATCGATTCGGTCCTCACACAGCAGATGCTTCACAATGGGCTACACTATTTGTTAACTTTGCTTCCTGTCAGATTGGAGATCAAGATGCACAAGGCAGAGCATACTTGCGAGTCTGATGGCTAACAAGAACGGACGTAAAGGTTCTCAGTTTGAGACAGATGTAATGAAATGG